ACCGCGCTCCCGGTCACGGCTCCGGTCACGGCTCCGGTCACGGCTCCGGTCACGACCGCCCCGACCAAGCCGAAGTCGAGGCCGAAGTCGAGGCCGAAGGCGAAGGCGGCCGCGCCAGCCCACCACCCGGCCGCGCAGCAGACCCAACCCATCCGTCCCCCGGGAGGCTGATCGTGCTGGTGGCCGCGGACGTCGACGGAAGCGTAGATAGCGACCCGGCGACCTTCGGGTCGCTCCTCGCCGCGCTCCGTGCAGCCGGCCATCACGTCGCCATCCTCACCGGGTCCTCCACGGCCCATCCGACCGCCCAGGATTGCGCCGACAAGGTGGCCTACCTGAAGGCGCTCGGCTGCGGCGCGTGCTGGGACACCCTCGTCGTCTTCCCCAACCCCCCCGCCGTGGCGAAGGCCCAGTGGTGCCGCGCCAACGGCGTGGCGCTCCTGCTCGACAACGACCTGGCGAACGCGAAGGCCGCGGCGCCGTACACGACCGTGCTCGTGCCGTTCAACAGCGCCGATCCCCCCAAGGGCCTCAAGCGCAAGTTCCGCCCGGAGGGACCGCCATGAGCGCGATCCGCGACCGGCACCGCGCCGCTCTCCGCACCGTGGGATGGCGCGGGACCAAGGCCAAGCGCCGACGCCGCGGCCTGCCGCTGCCGGTGGCGGAGCGCACCGTCGAGGCCGGATGGACGTGGCTGTGGGTGCGCGACGGACGGCCGCCGGCCGAGCCCGAGCCACCTGTCAGGAGGTAGGGGCTCGCTTTTGTGCCCATCGGCGGTTGCAAGGTGGACAGTAGCGGACCGTGACGACCGCACCCGGTCGGCCGGATGTGCCGCCGCGCTTGCCGCGGTGGACGGTGGTCAGCCGGAGTCCTCCGCCGCATCGGTGGCAGACGTCGCGCTTGGCGTAGAAGGCCGCGGGGGCGGTTCCCCGGAGCAGATTCTCACGATTGGTGACCGGCGCCAGGTGGGCCGGATTGACACACGCGCGGTTCCGACACAGATGGTCGGGGACGAGTCCCTCCGCCATTTTCCCGAAGGTGGATTCGTAGGCCCATCGGTGGGCCGTCACCGACCCGGATCCAGTCCAAAAGCGTCCGTACCCGTCGCGGGCCGTTCGTGCTCCAGTCCAAACCCAGCACCCATCGCCCTTTTGGACTAGCGCCCAGAAGCGTTCGTTGACCGTGCGACCTCTTGCGTACTGCCCCCCGGCGAACTTGACGGTGTCCAGGTTCCCGTGTCGCTGCATCCGAGCCGCGTGCATTGAGCACAGCCGCCCTCTAGCACGCTTCTCGCATCCAGGGGCTGAGCAGTCCCGCATAGGTGGAGGATAGCACATTGTGCGCCGACTGCGGATGCTTGAGGCCTTTCGACAACCATGGAGACCCGCGCCACCTCACCCTGCCCGATCTCCGTGCAGCCGCGAAGGCCAGCGGGACGAACGAGCATGGCGCGGTTGCGAACATGGTGCGAACGCTTTCGCTGATTGGCAAGGCCCGCAAGAGCCGCGCCAGCGCGTATGCCACCTGCCAGGTGGTGAAGGCGGCCACGGCGAAGCAGTTCACCCTGGGGGTGGCCTATCCAGCCTGGACCCCCGATGTCAGCGTGGCCGCCGACGGCCATCGGGACTTCGTGAGCGCGGAGGCCCTGGAAAAGACCGCCTGGGAGTGGATGGCGAAGTTCCGCGACGTCAGCCTCTTCCACGCGGAGGGCACGTCGGGCCACTTCACCCCGACCGAGTCCTACATCTTGCGCTGCCCCGACTGGACGGTCACGTCTCCGGTCGACGGGCGCGAGTACGTGGTCAAGACCGGGGCTTGGATGCTCGGCGGGACCTGGGATGACTATGGCTGGGACTGCGTCCAGCAGGACTTGGTGCGTGGCTGGTCGCCCGAAGGCGGGGCGCGCCGTTCCACGCCAACCCCCGCGCGCTTGGCGCAACTGAGGATTTGACATGCCCGAGACCGAGATCACCGAGCTGGATGAGCTGACCGCCGAGAAGGTCTCGGGCGTGGCCTCGCCGGCCAACGGCACCCCGTTCCTGGTGCTCAAGGCGCAGGCGCCCCCGGAGCCGGACGGCGACAGCGAGGAGGCCGACGCCATCGAGGACACGGTCACCAAGCGCAAGCTGAAGGCCAAGGACCGCAAGAAGCTGCCGAAGTCGGACTTCGCGGTTCCCGAAAAGGCCCCTGCGAGCGGCAGCTACCCCATTCCCGATGCCAGTCATGCGCGCAACGCGCTTGCGCGCGCCAGCGGCAAGCCGGTCGAGGCGCGGGTCAAGGCCGCGGTCCACCGCAAGTTCCCCCAGATCGGACAGGAGGAGGCCGCCAAGGACGGATCGCCCGGCGTGCCTGCCTTCGCGACGGCAACGCCGCGCGAGGCCGGCCACGACGCGTCGATGAGCCAGTCGGGGTTGGGGGGGCCCGCCACCGGGGCGAAGCGGCGGAAGCCGCGGAGCGACTCCCGCGCTGAGGGCGGGGCGAGTGCCTACACCATCCGCGACGAGCGGAAGGTGCCCAAGGAGCCGAAGCCGGTCAACGCCGCCAAGACGGAGGCGGGCGTCACGGTCATCGCCAGTCTGCTGGAGGCGATCGACATGCTGGCGGCACAGCGTGCGGTCAAGGCCTCCGGGTCGCTCTCCGTGGCCAACGTGGACCCGGACGACGACGATGACAATGACCTGACCCCGGCGACCGATACGGACCATGACTACTGGACCGAGGATGGGACGCCGACGCCCAAGGGCCGCGCCGCGGGCCTCGGGCGTAAGGAGGCCGAGGCGCTTCGCCCGGTGGTGGAGAAGCTGGCGGCCCACGCCTTCACCGACGATCACCTCCGTCAGGCCCGGGACCACCTGCGTGCTGTCCTGGCCGGCGTGGGCACCACCAACCCCGGTCACGCCGGAACAGACGAGGAGAACGCGATCATGACCACGGTGACCAAGGACGAATTGGCGACGATGGTCGCGTCCGGCGCGACCGCCGCAGTGAAGTCCGCGCTCAAGGCGGAACGCAAGGAGGCGAAGAAGGCGGCGCGCACCAAGCGCAAGGCCGCCAAGAACGCCAACAACGGCGGCGACATCGACGCGGCCGGCGAGCGCAAGGGAATCACCCGGACCGCTGACGCCGATGACGTGAACGCCATCCCGGATGGGGGCCACGTCGATGCCCAGTACCTCAACAAGCAGCAGCGGCGCGAGGCGAAGCTCCTCAAGGCGACCGCGACCCAGCTCAAGGAACTGTCGACCCGCATGGGGACGGTTCAGGAGCAGGTGACCGCGTTCGCGGGGCGGCCCCGCGCCGGCGGACCCGTGCTCGACGGGCGTGCGCGTGGGGCCTTTCCGGCCAGCGAGCACCGTCACAGCGAGCCGATGACCAAGGCGGCGGCGGACCCGGAGATCGAGAAGCTTGAGAAGGCGCTCGAAGTGGAATTGGGCAAGACCGGCCCCGAGGCGGCGGCGCGGGCCTCGGATCTCGGCCAGCGGCTCACGCGCGAGCGGCTGTACCAGGCCCACGCCTCCGGACAGATCTGACCCGGTCCGACGACCGGCCTCCCGATGCGCGCTGACGCGCGCCCATACAAGGAACCACACTCGTGTCGCTCCCCATTGAGGACATCTCCAAGGAGACGATCGACGCCTTCATCAAGGCGACGGCCGGCGTCTTCGTCTCCACCGGCGTCCAGGGCGTCGATCTGTCCGGGCTTGTCAGCCTGGTCCCGGTCAACGTCCCGGCCCGCAACAACACCTCGGCATTCCCGCGCGTGATCGCGGGCGAGGGCAGCAAGACCGCCACCTGGCGCACCTTGCTCAACATCAACGCCTCCCAGACTCCGGCCGCGGTCGGCATGGACTACTCGGGCTCACTGACCAACTTCCTGGAGCAGGACTGCTTCGCGGCCTACCAGCCCGTGGCGAAGGCTGGCCGGGTCACCCTCGACGCGGTCGCGGTCGCCCGCAACTACGCCGACGCACTCGCCGTGGCGGAGCTGCAGACCCTCAACCAGCTCTTCATCTACCAGGACGAGTACATCGTCAACGGCCAGGCGTGGCCGCTCGGCACCCCGACGCTCGCGTCCGGCAACCTTTCGACCTCGACCACCGGCGGGTCGATCCCCGCCACAACGGCGGTCTACGTCACGGTCTCGGCTCGCTCGGGGGCCAACTACTTCGACGGCGGCGGGACGATCGCGGCGACCCCCGCGACCATCACGACCGGCTCTGGCGGCGCGAACACCGTCACTGCCTCGATCGCAGCGGTCAAGGGCGCCGTGGCCTACGACTGGTACGTTGGAGGCTCGACCGCCTCGACGCAGTGGTATTACACGACCACCACGGTGGCCTCGGTCACCATCACGTCCGTGCCGACGGCCGCGGCTTCGCTCCCGAACCTGCCGCTGCTCGCGCAGCTTGCGCCGGGCGCTGGCGTGGCGCCGCTTGCCACCCCACAGGTGGCTGGCAACGGACACCCGAACCTCGCGGACACCTCGTTCTCGATCAACTACTACAACGGGGTGATCGCGTCGACCCTCGGCGACTACGGGGCCACCGGTCCCGTCACCCCGGGCTCCGGCACGTCCTCTGGCGCGACCTTCATCGACAACGCTGGCGCGGCGCTGACCCTGGTCGGGGGCGGCATCGGACTGCTCGACGAGATCAACGACAACATCTGGGCGAGCGTCCAGCTCTCCCCCACTGCCTACATGGTGAACTCGCTCCAGGGGGATGAGATCTCCAAGCTCATCCTCTCCACGGCCAGCGCGCTCACCTTCCTGCCGCCGACCGATGCCGATGCCCGCACCAACCTGGCGGGCGGCGGCTACATCGGCCGGTACATCAACCGCGCCGCTGGCGGCGTGCCGGTCATGATCGAGGTCCACCCTCGCGTGGCGCCCGGCACCATCATCGCGCGCACCGACCGGGTGCCGTTCCCCGGTTCCAACATCGGGACGGTCTTCGAGGTGCGCTGCCAGTACGACTCGATGCGCTTCAACTACGCGGCGAACCTGAGCCCTGGGACGCTTGGCGGCGGCCCGCGGTACGACTTCGAGGTTCGGTCGAACGAGTTGCTCATCAACCGGGCTCCCGTGGCCCAGGCCATCGCGGCCAACGTCGCCTGAGCGCTCGGCTCACACACCCTTCCTTCCGCCAGCCGGTGCCCGGACAGCCCGGGCGCCGGTCTGAGCGGCGGGGCCACCGGAGGCACGCGATGCGGCAGATCTACCACGCCGAGACGACCACCGTTGAACGGTACGTGCTGGACCCGACGCTGGGGCCGATCAAGCGTCGCGAGGAGGCCCTGAAGCCCTCCGGGACATGGCGCATCGGCGCCCCCGATGGCGCGACCTTCGAGCGCGGCGCGGACGGCACCTTCGAGGTGCCCGACGAGGTGGCCGCGTTCTGGCTGCGGCGACCGGGGTGGCATGAGGGGGCGAGCCCCTTCGCCGCCGAGGCCGCCGCCAGCCGGGGCGACTCGCCCGCGATGGCCGCTGTCGAGCGGCTGCAGACCAAGGCCGAGTCCGAGGACAAGGGCCGGCGTTCAGCGTAGCCCGTGCCCAAGCGGCTGGACGCGTCCGACACCATCGAGGGAGCGATCCATTTTCTCCACGGCCTCGCGGAAGAGGGGTGGGGGGTGGAGGCGCTGGAGCATCGGGTGGAGTACGTCAAGACGGGCCGGCCCGCCAAGCGGTTGCCGATCGGCGCCCGGGTCGTGATTCGGCTGATCCCGTCCCGCCCGTGACGCCAGCGGAGGAGAGCCATGGCGATCGCGCCCCACGTCCCGGCCCCGTTTGCCGTCCCGGCTGCCAATCCGGCCATCAGCAGCCAGGGCCAGGCGCTGCCGTACATCTCCAGCTCGGAGTACGTGAACTGGCCGACCGGGATGGATGTCGAGAACCTCACCATCGGATCGAGCGATGACTCCGAGGCATCCCAGTCCCAAACCCTCGCCGACCTGATCCAGACGGCGTCGGTTGCGGCGGACCAGTTCTGCTTCGGCGCCGACGCTGCGGCCAAGGGCGCGAGTCTCGCCGCCTCCCTCTCGGTGGAGACGGATCAGGTGCCGATCCTCGGCGGGATGATGCGGCTGATCTGCGACTACAAGCCGATCGTGAGCGTCCAGGGTGTGGACATCGGCTACTCGATGAACACCCTCGGGAGCGTCGGGGCGCAGGTGGCGGCGCAGATCCGGTTTGGCCGCCGGACGATCTACGTGCCGCTCGGCGGCTCGCTCGGGGGCGCCTTCGCCGGCGAGGCTCCCGCGCGGGGCTACCCCCAGTTGGGGGCCGGCGGCCCCCAGGTCGTGGTCTGGAGCTACGTCAACGGCTACGCCCACACCCAGTTGGCGGCCCCTGTCACGGCGGGGGCGAGCACCTGCCAAGTGACAGCGACTGACGGGGCCACCGGCCTGCTCGGGGTGATCCCGGGTCAGACGCGGCTGCGGGTCGTCGACGGGAACGCCTCTGAGACGGTGCTGGTCCAGGCCGTGAGCGGCACCACCGTGACGACCGCGGCGCCGTTTGCCAACAGCCATGTCCTCCCGGCGCTGCCGGACTTCGTGCCGGTGACCGCGCTTCCGACCACTGTCCGGAAGGCTGTGGTCTTCCTCACCACGGCCCTCATCAAGACCCAGGGGAACGCGGCCCTGGTGCTGAGCGGGACGGCCGAGCCCATTCACCCGGAGAAGGACCCCAGCGGCGCCAACGCTGACGTCTACCAAGCCAAGTGCTGGCTCATGCCTTACCGGGTCCGGGTGAAGTCCGGGCGTCACTAAATGCCTCGCGCGACGGTCCGGGCCGCGATCACCAGCTACCTGTCGTCCCAGAACATCGCCCTGCTCAGCACGGTGATGCCGCACCCGCCCAAGTTCACCGTCGACGGCACCATCTTCCAGGGCGTCACGCCCGGGACCGGGACGGGTGCGGTGATCTACATCCACCTCGCCGAGCAGGATGAGCACCGGATCGAGCTGCGCGGCAACGCCCCTGGAGGCAAGGCGCGACCCTACGTGGTGAGCCTCATCTGTGTCATGCACTCCAAGAAGCGCACCACGCAGGAGGCCGGGGCCGACAACGACACCTTCCTCGACAGCCTGGTGGCCGCGATCGAGGCCAACAAGAACGCCGGACAGCCCGGGGTGGTCTTCCTCTGGGGTGAAGGGTCCGATCTGTACGGGACCGACATCAAGGTGACGGCCGAGATGCCGCGCCCGATGAAGCTCGGCGTCAGCCAGGTCTACAGCCGCGTCGACGTCATCGCGCTCGAAATCATCTAGCCGCCGAGGGCCTGTCATGCGCACCTACCGCAACGCCGGCACCGAGCATCGCGTCTGGTCGCGTCTGCGCGACCCGCGGACGGGGCGCACCCTCGGCCTGGCACCGGGCGAGACGGTCGATCTGGACCTCCCGGACGACTTCCACGATCCCCACCTGCTTCCCGCGGACGCCAAGGCGCCCCGGAGCCGCAAGCCCCCATCCGAGCCCGCCGCTCCTGCGGTGAGCGCCGAGGAGTCCTGACGTGACCACACCGACGATCTTTGCGGTTCCAGAGTCCGCCATCGGGCTGGCCTTCGAGACGGCCCGCGGCACGCCGGTGGCGCCGGTGTACTGGGTCGGCACCAAGGCGCCCAAGTACAAGCCGGACCTGCAGCTCCTGGAGGACAACAGCCTCAAGGGGTCGTTCGTCGACGTGTACAACCTCGTGCCGGGGCTGCGCTATGACGGCCACGGGTGGGACGGCTACCCCTACCTCGACACCTTCGCCGTCTTCCTGCGGGCGCTCCTGGGCTCCCCCGACACCCTCACCGCCGCGCCCACCAACACCACCCTGGCAGCGGCGGCGGCGGCCGGAGCCACATCGGTGACGTTCACGGCCACGATCGCCACGGACGACTGGGTCGTGATCGGCGCGGGGATGACCCAGGAGACCCACAAGGTGGCGACCGGCGGCACCACGGCCACCCTGGCGGCGCCGTTGGCCTTCGCCCAGCCCAGCGGGGCCACGGTGGCGGGGCTCACCGGCCACACGTTCTCCCTGCTCAACCAGGGTCCCTCGGACAACCAGCCGCCCTCCATGACCATCACCGACTATGACGGGGAGGAGTGGCGGCAGCTCCCGGCGGCCCAACTCGACAAGCTGACCCTCAAGGGCAACGCCACCGGCCTGGTCGACTACACCTGCTCCTGGTTCGCCAACGCGTCCGAGACGCCCAGCAGCCCGACCGAGGCGTTCACGTCCGTCCAGCCCGTCCCCGGCTGGACCCTGCAGGTGAGCATCGGGGGCACCCCGATCCCCTACATGGTCGACTGGGAGTTCGACCTCTCCCGCAACGTCAAGCCGGTGCCGGCCCTCACGGGGACCGAGGCGTACTACACCTTCTTCGCCGGACCCCTGTCGGCGGCCGGCAAGCTCACCGTCATCGAGCAGACCGGGGCGCCGGAGCTGAGCCAGTACCTGAGCGCGACGCAGCAGGCGTTCGACTTCACCCTCTTCGACCGCGGGACGGGGTTCGCCATGAACCTCCACTCGACGCTGGCGGAGTTCAAGACCGGCGAGGTGGACCGTGGCAAGGAGTGGGTTGAGGCGATGCTGGACTTCCAGCTCCTGCCGTCCAGCACCGACGCCACCGCTGGCGGCGTCTCGCAGATGATCACCACGGTCGCCAACGCAAAGACGACCACGTACTGAGGCTGGGAAGGATGGCGCACACCAGGAGGGAGCGATGAGGACGGTGGAGGTGCCGGGGGGGCAGGCGATCCTGCGCGAACAGGCAGACCTGCGCGGGCGCGATCGGCGGTGCATCGTGGCCGCGACGGCGGCGGCGGCCCCAGCGATCGCCAAGCTGCCCGACGACCCTGCGCGAGCGGACGGCGAGACCGAGGCGGACTGGGCGGCCCGGCGGGAGGCACAGCTCGCCGAGGTGCGGCTGACCCGGCAGGAGGCCGAGGCGCTCCTCGATCTCAAGGAGGCCGCGGCCGTCGCGCTGCTCGCCTCCTGGACCCTGGAGCAGCCGCTCCCGACCCTGGAGACGATCGGCGATCTGCCAGCCGACCTGTACGACGCGCTGGTGGACAGCGTGGGCGGCGCGCCGTCCGCGACCCTCAGCGCGGCGTTCGCGCCGTCCCCGCCGGGGTCGGACACCCCTTTTGGCGACTCCGCGTCCTCAAATGGGCGCTCACCGGACGGTCCGCCGTCCCTCCCGACCCCGAGACGCAGGAACGCTGGCGGGAGCATCGCTACCGCCGACTCTATCCCGGCCTGACCCACGAGCAGTACCTGGACGAGCCAGTCGTGGCCGTGGAGTGGGGGCTGGCGCTCGCCGGCCTGGACAACGAGATGGAAGACGAGCAGGCGCGCCGGGCGCAGCGAGGCTGACTCATGCCGGTCGAGGTCGAGGACACGATCCGAGCGCTTGACCACCTCGTCGACCGGATGGGCCGGGCCAGCCTGGCCATCGCCGCCCAGGGCGCCCGCATGGTCAACGTCGGGGCGCGCGCGCTGGCGCCGATCGGGCTCGAACTGCCCCACCGGACCGGGACGCCTGGTGACCTCGCGCGCTCGATCCGTACCACCGGGCCGGTCCCCTCGGGACGCGGCGCGTACACGGCGCACGTCGGGCCCACGGTCATCTACGGGCGCCAGCGGGAGCTGGGTGGTCCCATTGCGCCCGTCTTCGCCCGGCGCCTGCGCTGGTGGGCCATGGACGGCACGCCGATCTTCGCGCGGCACGTCGTCCAGTTCCCCCACCCCTACCTGAAACCGGCCGCCGAGGCGGTCCGCCACCGGTACCGCGACCTGGCCATCCGCCGCTGGGGCGACGCGATTCGGAGGGCGTGAGCGAACGCGCGTACTGTAAAATGAAAGGGCCGCGGCGTGTGACCGCCCGACCCCGTGGCCAGTCCTGGTTAGGAGGACCGACATGCCAGATGGTAACGCCGCCACTCGCAGAGTTCCCGGTGACCGCCAAGGCCACTGGGGCGCGGCACTGTTACTGCCGCCCTTGCCATGCGGCATGGTCTCGCGAGTGGCGCCTAGCCCATCCGGGTAAGCAGCGCGACTACAAGCGCAAGTGGGAGGCTGCCCATCGAGAGCAGCATCTGGCATACCGGCGGGAGCGAAATCGTGGCCGGGACGGCGAGCGGGCCAAAGAGTGGCGAGTCGAGCATCCCGAGCGGCTGGCTGAGTACGCCAGGGACGCGGTTGCCAGGCGACGACTTTTGGGCCTCGACGACTTCTACCGGCATCGGATCACGCAAGGGCAGCTCTCGGGGCTCCGCTTGCTCCAGAGGGGCTGCTGCTGGATATGCGGACTTCGCCTCAGTGATCCACAGGCCGGGCAGCGCAGACCTTGGTGCATCGATCATGACCACCACTGTTGTCCCGTCGAACCGTCGTGTGGACTGTGCGTGCGAGGGCTACTCTGTCACCGGTGCAATTGCGCACTGGGGTGGTTTGAACGGCGCCGCAACGCCAGCCTAGCGCCAGTCGCCGATGGCTGGATTGAGCGGTACTGCATCCGGATGGAGGCCTATGTGGCGCACCCTCCGGTACTGATGATGCGGGAGGAAGGCTCATGGCGCTCGGGGGTGCATACCTTCCGCCCGTAGTAGTCCGCGTAACGGCCGACGCGGGCGCCTTCTACCGCACCATCGCCGATGTCAAGGCGACGCTGCGCGATCTCGCCGCGACCCAGACGGACATCCCGATCGGGGCCGACACGGCGCCGTTCCTGCGGGACCTTGCCGCGCTGCGGTCGACCGCGGGGGCTGGCGGGGTCACCGTGCCCGTCACCGCCGACATCGCCCCGGCGCTGGCGCAGATCGCGGCGCTCGGGGCTGCGGGGGGTGGCGGAGGCGCAGCGGGCGCGGCGGCGGTGGCGGGGGCCGCGGCGGGAGCCGGAGGCGGCAAGGCTGGCGGTGGCCTGCTCGCGTCGCTCGGCTGGGGCGGCGGCCTGTTCGGCATGGCCGCGGCCGGCTCGCTCGCGAGCTTCGCGGGCCTCGGCTTCGAGCATGTCGCGACGATCGCCGCCGGCCTCGTCGGCTCGGCCGCTGGCGGCCTGGGCGGGGCGGCCCTGCTCGGCCTCGGCGCGGGGGGCGTCGCGGCGGTCGGCATGGGGTCGGACCTGGCGGTCACGCGCAGCATGATCGCCGACACCCAGACACTCATGCAGGCCCAGCAGAGCATGAACCAGGCGGTCGCGGTCTACGGCAAGAACTCCTCCCAGGCGGCGGCGGCGACCCGCCAGCTCGCCTACGACGTGCAACTCTTGGGCAACACCGCCGGGGTCCACGCCGAGTTGCGTCTCGCCACGGCGCTGACCGGGCTGAACACCTACTGGGACCAGGCGACCTCAGCCGCGCGCGTCGCGGCGGTCAGCGTGGCGATGCAGGGGGTTCACCTGGCCCACCAGTTCATCCCGCTGGTCGCCGCCGCCGCCACCAAGAACCTGTCCGCGATCAGCCGCGATCTCAAGCCGCTGTTCGGCTGGCTGGAGAGCACGGGGACCGCCGCGGCTCCCGGCGGGATGCAGATCTTCAAAAACGTGGAGGCCGTCTTCTACCGCAACCTCCCCCACGCGATGCACGCCTTCAACGAGGCGGTGCGGCTGGTGCTACGGACGATCAACCTCGTCGCGCCCAAGACGGGCGGCATCATGAAGTGGCTCGACACCTTCTTCACCAAGATGAATTCGCCGGCTGGGTGGGCGAAGTGGACGCGCGACGTGTCCGTCCTCCTCGCCATGACCCACACCTGGTTTGAGTTCCTGAAGCAGGTCTTTATCACCATCATCGATTTCGCCAGTTTGGCGGCCAAGCTGTGGACGGGAGCCGGGGGGAAGGGCGGAAGGGCCAGCATCCTCGGCGGCCTCACCGACATGCTGAAGCAACTCGACGTGTGGATGGTCGGCACCTCCGCACTGGGCGGCACGAAGCACGCCAACACGGGCCTGGCCAAAATCTTTCAGCTTCACAAGACCGAGATCATTGCCCTGTTGGCGGCCGTTGGCGCCATCGTGGCGGCCCTTGGCAAGCTCTACCTCACCGTGGCCCCTGCCGCCATCACCATCGCGATCCTCGGCATCGAGGGGCTCACCAAGGCCGTGGGGCTGCTCGCCGCGGTGCCGTTTGGCGCCGTCGCGGTCGGGCTTGGGCTGATCGCGCTGAAGTTCGGGCCGATCTCGGCGGTCCTGCTGGCCCTCGGCGCGGCCCTCGGCCGGTGGAAGGTGGGCTCGATCGACGTCGGGGCGATCACCACGGCGGTGGCGGGGGTCATCCTGTTCAGCAAGACGCTGCGCGGGATCGTGTTCGGCCCCATCATCCAGATTCTGCGGACCATCCCCATCATCGGCCGGCTCTTCAGCACGGGCGGTCCGCAGGCCCTGTTCGCGAGTGGCGTAAGGCTCTTCGGGACATTCGTCTCCGAGTTCGGGGCGTTCGTACGCGGGGTCCCCGGGAAGGCGGGGATTCCCGGGACAGCCGGTGGCGTGCCGCCGGTCGTGCCCGGGGGCGAACCGCCCTTCGTGCCCCCCGTGCTCCCGGGTACGGCGCCGGCTCTCAGCCTGGGAGCCGAGCTGCTCAGCGGCTTGGGCGGCGCGGTGGGGGCCGGAGCCTTGACAGCCGGACTCATGGGCCTCCTCTACGCGACCCAGAAGCAGCGCACCGCCAAGCAGGCGCTCAGCCAGTTTCAGATCAGCCAACTCCAACGCGAGGAGACGTTGGCGTACGCGCACCATCACCTGGGTCGGGCGCGCCACCTCGCTCAGGAGGTTCGGGCCGCGGAGGTCGCGCAGACGGCGATCTACCAGCCCTCAGCCGTCAGCCGCCGTCAGGTCCAGGTGGAGGTCAAGAACGACCTGCACCTGATCCTAGGCGCCGGAGCCCCGGCCAAGACCGAGCACCAGTGGCTCGCGCTCGTGGATCAAGAGATCCGCAAGCTCCTGCCCGAGTTCAACGCCAAGATGGCCGACACCCTCGCGCGCCGGCTCTACGCGGCGCGCGCGACTGGGCGCTAGCGCTCCCGGATCGCCAACCAAGTGCCGGTGGCGAAGACGCTGCCGACGATGAATCCGTACCAGCCCCCACCGAGGATGGCCGACAGGCCCCACCCGGCGCCCCACGCGACGATGTAGAGGCCGATCTTCTGAGGGGTCCAGGCGCGCGATCCGGAATGCCGGACCTCGGCAAGGTCGTCCGGGTTGGCCCCATAGCTCATGCCCGGAGAGTAGGGCACCGAGCCCGGAAAGGGAACCGGAACGGTAGTTCGCCCGACTGGCGAGGTTGGCTTTCTGGCTGGTGGCCGCTACGCGGGAGGGAGGGGCCATGGCGATCTCTCTCGGCGGAGGGCTCTTGGGCGGCCTCGACGCCCAGCCCGGCGTCCTCCAACTCGGCGGCCCGGACCCGTCGATCGTCCTGGTCGCCGCCC